TCAAGACGTCTTATTTGGCTGTTACACGAACTGGTGCGACTGCGGACTGTAAGGTTTGGAATATTTACGGCGGGACGAAGACACAAGTCGGGAATTTCTCTTCCGGCGGAGGTGACCGCGCAATCCTAGAAGAACTCCCGAACGGATTGGTCGTGTTTATTTTGGGAAACGGTATGCACTGCACCGACCCGACGGGAACGGACTCGACGCAGCCTATCAGCTTGCCTGACGCTTTCGACCACACGGGCAAAGTCAAGCCTACACAATTGGCTCAGCTTAATTTTCGTCTTATCGTAAACGACAAGGACAGCGACTATATTTACTGGTCCGAAATCAACAGGCCGAACAGCACTACCGATTTGCACGCCTTCGAGCAAAGCATCACCCAGTACGCCTACACGAAGAACGACGGGACGGAGGTCACGTTTGACGATAACGTCTACTATCCGCCTGCTTACGGAACTTACGATCCCGCTACGCTTACGACGCAGACGGTCTTCTCGTCCGCCCTTAATTCCATGAAGATGGATTTCAAGGCCGACAGCGTTGTCGCCCTACGTGCTACCGATACATCCCTTTTTGTGTTCGGTCAAAATTCGCTCCAGGTCTTGCGCTGGCAGAATTCCACGACGGCGCCTTTTGCCATCGTCGGAAAGACGTCGCTTGCCGGAGTCGATTTTGCAGACGCTGTAACCGTTATCGGTAACGAGTGTTTCTTTGTAGGAAAAGGCCCGAACGGTCTTTTCGGTGTTTTTGCAGTCGACGAGAATTGCGTTGTCCGAAAAGTTTCTACTAACGCGATAGACCAAAGGCTTGCGAAGTATGCCTCTTTCTTGTACGGATTCAAGGATATAAAATCCTTTTCTTATGCTTACAAGGGCCATCAATGGTTTATCTTTACAGCGGAAGAATACTACGGCGAATTTGCAGAGACTTTCGCCTTCGACCTTTCCGAGAACGTGTGGACCGACCGCGCGTCCTATGACGAGAACGGTGACCGTTTCCCATGGTGCGCGTTTGATTCGCTTTCCATCGAAGGCTACCCTGTTTTCGTAACAAAGACGAGAGGCGGAAAAATCCGTTTTTGTTATTTCTCCCCGGCCAGCTCGTCGGATCATTGGCTTGATGAAACAAGCTCCGACGGCCCCTACACAATCGTGAAGGAAAGAACGACGGGCATCAAGTACGACGGAGTGAATGACATTGTCGTTACCTCCCTTGAACTGGTGATGAACGCAGGCGCCACCATGCAGACGGACCCGACCAAGACAGGCTACAATCCGCGCGTCATGCTCCAGGTGAGCAACGACGGAGGCCGCACTTGGAGCAACGAGCTTTGGGCCTATGCCGGACAGGTGGGCCAGTATTCGTGGCGCGTTCGCTGGAACGCCTTGGGAAAGGGCGCCCGCTTCGCTTTCCGTGTTCGCATGACAGACCCCGTAGCTTTTGAAATTGCGACCGCTTACTTGTCTTATTTGCCGTGCGGTAACAGGTTCTAGTATGGATACGCAAGTAAAACAGACCGAGTTGCTCGGCAACGGTGTAGTAGACACGAAGACGTTCTTGCCGTTCATCGCCGTGAAGAACGGACAGATGGTCCACTTGTCGACGGACGGATTTGTCGATTTTTCGAACGTGTCGAAATTGGCTTTCCCGGATTCCCGCTTTGCGTTCGCGGTCAAGTTCTACGAATTGACGCCGGACACGATCACCGACGCGACCCCCGTAAAGGTTCTTGTCATTGATGCGGGGCGCACAGAAATTGAAATAAACGAATCGGCGATTTATTTTGCCGAAGCAACGCTTCTTATAAAGGAGAATCAGTAATGGATCTTTTGGATTTGGCAAAAAGAGGCGGTAAGTGGCTGTATGAACATTCACCCGCAGGCATTACTCAAGAATTCATGGAAAACGCCCCGGAATATGCCGAACAAGCTACGGACAAGCTCGGTATTACGAATGTTAGCGGACAACAGGAAGCCTACGAACAGGCAGAAGAAACCCTGAAGCAGCAACAGCAGCAGGCCGGGCAGACCTACGAAACCGCCTTGGGACTCGTAGCGCAGAACCGAAACACGATTGCCGACGTTATCGGTCCCGAAAACGTAGAGTATTACAAGCAGATGGTCTACGGCATCGACCCGTCCAAGTTCGCAGCAAGCACGGAGCCGATTAAGGACTTTGAATTCGAACGTGACGTTTCCAAGTACATGGACCCGGCCGCACAGTACCAGATCGACCAGAGCGTGAACGCTGCCCTGCAGGCCATGACGGGCCAGGGCGGTATTTCCGGCGGTGCAGCCGCCCGCGCGTTGCAGGCCGAAGCCTCGCAGAAGGCCAGCGAACTTTACGGCGACGCATGGGACCGAATGATGAAGGCAAGCGAACAGGAATACGGCAAGGCCCGCGACATCGTGAGCGCAGAACAGACCGCAAAGCAACAGGAAGCCGCCATGCAGCAATACAAGACGGGCCAGCTTGGCGACCTTTACGGCCAGTTTGTCGGAAACTTGCAGGGCGCAAACGAAGATGTCGTGAACCTTCTCATGGCGCAGATGGGAACGAACCTTTCCCTCGCTCAAGCTATGGCACAACTCGGAATAGACCGTGCGTCCGCTCCTACTTGGTTGCAGCAGATGTTGGGAATGGGAGGACAGGCCGCCTCCATTTACGGCGCGGTGAAGTAAGGAGGAACTATGGCTTTGAACTTTACACCCCTTTCCGCCTACAAGTTCGACGTTTTGAGCGGTATCCGTCAACAGGCCGAAAACCGCAGGGAAGCCGCGCAAGGTCTCGGCGCTATTCTCGGTACGGCTAAAGGAATCGCGGACGAGCAGAAGACCCGCGACTTTTTTGCGCAGTTCGACGATTCCGAAGAAATCGCGAACATTACGGCGCAGATTGCCGAAAACGAAGCTAAAATCCAGTCCTTGCGCGATGAATTGAAGACCCTCGGAGGTGAATAAATGGCTCTTAACGACTATCTCGAAGACAAGGTCGAAGTGACCGAAGAATTCAAGGGCGTTCCGTTCCGTATGCCCGAAAAATCGAACGTCACCCTCGCGACGGTAGATTCCGACATGGAACAGGCACGTAAGGCCGCGCAGATTCGCGGACGCCGTGAAGCTATCCAGCAGCAAATTACCAACCTTAAGAACCATAACGCCGAACTCCGCGCACGCCTTGAAACCGTCAAGAAAAACTCCCTTTCGGACATGGACGAAGACAAGATCGTCGCCATGGCGAAGGCGAAGGGCATCAAGAACGAAGACATCGAAGCATGGTTGAAGGGACGCGCACAGCGTAGCGCCCGCGACATTAGCAAAGCGCAGACTAGGGAACTTGAAAAGCAGGCCGATGAACTCAAGGAACAGAACAAGGCGCAAGACGTACAAGCTATTTACGAAGCCGACCGCGACTATACGGCTGCATTTGAAAAGGCAAGACTTAGCCAAGACGAGACCGCCGCTTCGATGGATAAGAGCGTTCTTTCAGCAAAGAATAAACTTGATACACTCAAGTCGCAGTTTAAACGCCGTTACGGTGTAACGTGGGAAGACTACACGAACCAGCCGGAAGAAAAGAAAAAGCTTTCCGTAACCGTTACCGAAGAAGAAAAGGAAAAAGGAAATGGAGGCGAAGTAGTTCTCCAGGATGAAGAAGCCGCAGTCCTTGACGAAACAACCTTGCAGAAGTTCAACGAACGCGACACGACTAACAAGGAAAAGCGCGCTATCAAGGCCGAAGCACAAAAGAAAGTTCGCCAAAAGTCCGAAGCAGCCAAGGCCCGTAAAGAACAATTAAATTCCATCAAAACCGACCTAGCTATTCTTGGAATCAAAAGCCCGGACGATGTTTATACCGTCATGAATACTTTTGAAACCTCTCAATATCGAAACGACAAGGATAAGCGCGACGCTTACGATAGAATCGTAAAATTCAAGCGCAGCGACAAGGAATTTAATACCTTTAAAAAACTTGGTAACTTGTTGACGGGGAAATAATGGCTATCAATATTAACGACGAAATGATTAGAGAATACACCGAGCGAAACGATTTGCCCGGTGTTTACGAAGCTTTCAAAGCGGTAAAGAATTCCAAGGACTTAAAGAAGTTCATGGAAGACAAGATCAACCGCCGGACCATTGAAGCAATCGAAGCCGAACAAAAGCTCGAAAAGCGAAACGAGCTTCTTTCCAAGATTCGCGAAGAAAACCCCGAAGACACAGAAGGTTTTACGGACGAGGTAATTATCGCAGGGAATCCTTCTAAATTTTCGGAAATCTTTAGCGAGAAATCCGAAATTCAGTACGGCGTACCATCCGACCTTTTCCCCGACAAAGAAGGCATGAGCAACCGTGAATGGCTTTCTATCACTAGGGAAAACTTTAAACGTGCTGGCCTTGATTTTGACAACCTGGAAGACCGCCGTCGTGCTGCAGAAGCGCAAAGCAAGAAAGAATGGCGGGAAGAAGCGGAAGAAGACGTAAAAGAAGAAGGCTGGGAAGGTTTCAAGGCTGGGCTTTCTCCAAGATCGCGCGCAAAGCTTGAAGCGGGCGAGCCAATTGAAGCAGGAGACGTCGCAGCTGATGTTTTGAGAATCGGCGAAGCCGCCCCTCTCGGCGTTGGAATTCCGGCTATTGTAGGCCGAAATGTTCTTGAATCCTACATTGACAAAAAGAACATAGGTGAAGCCGCAAAAGACCTTGGGATAGATATTGCTGCATATATGGGTACTGCTGGACTAGGAAAATATTTAGGGCCGTATATTTCAAGGCTTGCAAGAAATACTGGTCTTATTGGCAAGGCCGCCACTACATTAGAAGGACTCACGAAGGCAGGAAAGGGGAGCCGCGAACAAGTCGTGAAGGCAACCCAAAAAGCTTTATCTGGAGAACGTGCAGACGTTTTAAATCCTTACGCGACCGAAGCCGAAAATATCGTTAAAGAGGCTGGCCTTTCAGAATCGCAGGCAAAGCGCGCTAAAAGCGTTTTGTCTAAATACCTGGAAGAAAGGGACCTCGGCAAAGTGGAAAAATTGGCGGAAACCGAAACGACAAAGCGTCCCCTCCGTTCCGGCAAAGTGCTTGAAAAGGAAATTTCCCAAAGGGCCGAAGAACTCGGCAAGGAAGCCGTAGAAAGCACCATGAGCAAGAAGTTCTCTTTTGACGATATAGCCGAGCGTATTCCGCAAGAAAATGCGAACGAATTGCTCGTCATGCTCCAGTCCAAGGGATTGAGAACCGCAAAGCCCGTTGAAGTAAACGGCGTTAGCAAGTTCGAAAAGGCTTACGTCGGCGTGGAAGATTTGCCGACCGACGCAAAGGAAGTTGGCAGAGATATTCTTGAATCGAAGGTTATTGAAGACTACCTCAAGAAAAATAAAGATGTTCTCAAAAAAATCTACACCAGCGAAGCCGCCCAAGAAGTAAGCCGTCTTTACGGAACATCCCCCGACCCGAAGCTTCGCGGGCTTTATAAATTCGTTTCGAAGACTCCCGTAGCTTACGAAAAACCTTTGTCTTTGTCCGGCGCTGCAACAGGTGGAAAAGCGGCCGCACGTTCCGCCCAACGTAAGCTTTTGACGGACTACCTTGGACGCGAATACAATTTTGAAGAAGAAGAAAAATAAATTATATTGGTAATGTATGGCGACTAAAACGGGAAATCTTGTACTGGACCAGCTCCTGACCGCAAACCCCACGGCGCGCGCATTTGACCGCGCTCTCGCGGCACAGGAAAGGAACATGGGGCCTGTAACCCTTATGGGTGGCGAATCCGCCGCCCAGGTCAATCCGGCCGCCCTCTACAAGTCCGCCTACAAGCAGGCAATCAACCCCGGCGCATCCAAGAGCGGCACGTGTAACTATTGCCTCCGCTGCAACGGGCGCGTTTTCCGTGGCGCCGACATTATCATGCAAGACTTGACGGTAGGACACCACCCGAACTGCAAGTGCATCTTTACGCTTACGCAGTCGCCCGTTTCGCAGGGCATCTACACCGGGGCGGATTTCGGCGCACGAAAGCAACTCCACACGAATTCCAACGCATTAGACGGAGTATCGACTGCAGACCTCCGCATCCTTGCAAGTAAGCGAAACCTCCGTTCCCGTGGCATCACGAACGACGCCCTGCGTAAATCCATTTTGAAATCCTACATGAAATAAGGAGCAAGAAAAATGTCCTTGAGTACAACGCAATACGGCTACATTGTCGACCCGATGGTTCCCTTCACCGATGACAAGGGGAAGACCATCAAGAATGGCTTTATCCGTGTCTTCATGGCCGGAACATCTACTCCCGTTCTCACGTACCGCAATTACGACGGAGCGACGAACCAGGAAAAAATCGAGCTTGACAACAGCGGCCGCGTGAAGTACAACGTAATCGGCTCCAAGGGTTCGCTCTACAAGGTCGTGGTCTATGATGCACACCACTCCCAGGAAACCCCGATCCTTACTGTAGATAAGATTGCCGTACTCGGCGCAAGCATTAACGCCACAGGCGCTACTATCGTTACCGGGCTTGACTCCGTGACGGTACAGGAAGAGAATTTCCTCAAGGCAACCGTAGAAGGTACTGGCGTAGAACTTGCGCTCGATCCGACTGAAGTTACAAGCGAAGTAAGCACTACCGCCGCAGCGGTAACGGCTGCGCCTGACTACGTTGTCCCGCTTTTGGACAAGACCGGGGAAGGGGACAGCAAGAAGATTTCTCTTGCAAACCTTTTCAAGTTTGCGCTTGATTGGATTTCGAGACTCGCTACGACGATTACCAGCTTTGCTAGTGGCGACGTAATAGCGGTAAGCAACCCGACCGATGGCACCCGCAAGATGTCCAAGGACACGCTGCTCACGCTCACCAGCCAGAACGCACTCGCAGGGAACGTGGCGCAGGCGTTCGACCCGACGCGGACGAGCGAGAACCCGTATAAAATCGGCGAATTGTGCGTATATGATGGCAAGGTAAAAATTTTTAAAAACAATCATTATGGTTCATGGACTGCCGGAGACGCGGCAAACTTTAATTTAGACGCTTCTATAGACAAGACGATTTCTAATTTCGCCGATTTTAACGCCGTAGTAAAAAACATTCTTGTTACCGATTCGGTGTTCATTACGTTCAATTCTTCGGCTATTGTCGAAGTACATGCGGGACGGAAAACATCGGATAACAAGTATCGCGTTGGCTTCCGTCTCTGGTCGGCAAATTACGGGTTGCTGCTTGCGGATTATACCGTGTCCAGCGCGACGCCTTATTCCGATTTGCCGAATTATCTTGAGTTTACTGGTCTCAAGGTTTTCTTTGATTTTGACCACTTGACTGGACAAAATCTCGACTTTACCAATTTCAGTCGATTCCCGGTAAAAATCAATCCCATAACAAAAGATCCAAAATTCTTTTATATTGCTAACTCCATGAAGGCTTTGGAAAAAGCTGAAGAAATAGAAAATGCTTTTGTTCAAGCGCCATATCCGCAACAGCTTATTGACGCTGCAAATGTCGAAGTGAAAAACTTTTATATGTACGGCAATGTTGCCGCGACATCGTCTGCAACCCGTTCAATCGTAGTTAAAGTAGAGCCCGATACGCAGTACACGTTTTCGATTGAAAGCAACTCTTACCAAAGATTGGCTGTTGCTACCTTCTCGAGCTATCCTGCTGCAAGTGATGTTTGCTTGTCGTCTTTCGGTAAGGACACAACAAAGACGGATGTGCAGTATAGTCGGGACTATTGGACATTCACCACTCCGTCGGCGTGTGAGTACATTCTTATTTATTACTATAATTCGAATTACGACGCGAACACCGAAGCGTACATCCGTGAGACTTTGATGCTTTCCGTCGGTGATGAAATCGAAGATTATACAGCGTATTCTACGTATCCCGTTCTGAAAAATTCCGCCACTCCTACGGTCGTTCTCGATGCGGTCAAAAGAATCAACCATCTAGACCGATGGACGAGCCGTTCTATGATTTTCGGCGTAGAATTTGATACCACGTCAAGTACGTCCGTTTGTCGTAGAATAGCAAATTCTGTTGGGCTGAAAACAAACTACGCAGTTGGCAACGCGCTTGTTTACGGCTATCAAAATGATTTTGACACTATCTATCCGTGGTGCGAAATTAAGCGTTGCAACATTGATGACGGTAAAATAGTTGCATACGATGGTGACGCCGGATTTGCCGTGGACGGCTCGAACGGAGACGTGATGGTCGAAATCCCGAAGTTCTACTCCTTCCGTGAAGTCGTAGATGGTGTAGAAAGAATTTTAGTCAGTGGAGAGAAAAAGCCGGGCTTTTCTTGCGAGCCTGCTTTTGTTAAGCCAGATGGAACAGAATTGGACTTTGTATATGTCGGTGCGTATTCCACGAGCGAAAACGCCAATAAATCGGAAAGCGGGGCATTCCCATCAACCTACCTGACGATGCATGACTACATCTTGAACGCTTCCTCTAAGGGTATGTCGGTATATGATATTGATATTCTGAATATGCTTCAAAAACTCATTCTCGTAGAGAATGGAGACAAAGGAATCTCTAAATTGTACGAAGGATATGGGCATCTTATATATCAGGGGAGCTGTACTGTAGGACAATCCGTCGCTAGCGATAACACCGTTTTTGTGTACGGCTCAAATCTTTTGCAGATGATTCGCGTCGGTCAATGGATGATGTTGTCCAGCGACAGCGTCAAGCGTCAAGTTACTGCGGTGACTACTCCAGTATATGACTCAGTCACATACCACGCCTGGACGTGTTCGGTCACCCTCGATGGTGACCCGTTCTCTGTTGTGTACGACCCGGACAACAAGGTTTATCTATCTCATTTCGGACAGCCTAATGGTGGATGCGATGCTATGACATACCACACGGGCCGAGCTGGAGAAAACGGAATCACGGCAGTACGTTACCGGTGGATGGAGAACTTGTGGGGCAACGTGTGGATGCAGACCGCGGGAGTTCGAATTAAGGACTTGCACTACTATATCACTCATGACCCGTCAAAGATTGAAAGTGACCTAGGCGAGTTTACAGAGCTTTCTTTCGTTTCACCAGAACAGCGTGATTGGCCTACAACGAACACAGGATTTGTTCAGGCTATGGGATTTGACAGAGCAGAAAGGCTTACGACATTACCTGTGGCAGTCGGTTCGGAATACGAGAATTACGAGGCAAAGCATTACGCCTTGAAAAATCTCGACCCTGACGGCCGCACTATTCCTAACGGGGTTGAGTTCGTGTGTGTGTCAGGTGGAGGCTGGGATCACATCAACCGTAACTCGATTTTCACAACTCGTTTCTGGGCGGAAGCATCAAGTGGCGCGAAGTCTACTCTGTATGGTAGCCGTCTTGTAATTCGGACTGAAATATAATATCGGTGCTTGATATGGATAAAAAAAATAATGTAACCCATTCACGCCCACCCGCTGACGGAAGCCCGCTGTTGAGCGATTTTGCACCCACAGCAGACTCTTAATCAGTTGGTCGCAGGTCTGTAAAGGAGAATTATGAAACTATCGCTCAAGGACCTCGTTAAGCTAATAGCCCCGTACCTCGTCGCCATCGGCGGGGCTATCGGGGTGTATGCCGACGGAAAGGCTAGATTCGAATTGATGGAGTACAGAGTCCAAGTTGTAGAGAAGGACAAGGACGACCTTCGCAACGATTTGAAGTCCATCAAGGACGTGCTGTACCGCATCGACACGCGGCTTTCCGTGTTCGGAGCGCAGCTTGATGAAAGGACTGGTAGATGATTCTCTTGTCAGTGATTTTAATTCTAGGCTGCATCGTGAACGAGGTCTTTGAATGAACAAGAACAGACTGCACAAGGCTTCGCTTAATGTTCTAGGCTACGAATTCGAGGAAGGAAAAGATATTCTAGAAAGCCTGGAGTATGACGAAGACAGGCGTTACCCACTTTACGGTAGCGTTTCGTTTGTTGTCTACACCAACCAGGGGACGCTAAAGGTAAAGACGATTTCACCATTCGTTTTTGACGGCCGGAGCGGTCCCAAGATCGTAGACTTTTACGCGCCGAACCTCGGAACGCTTGAAGAAAAGCTCTGCTGGCTTACTCACGATTGCAACGGCTACGGCTTGGACCTTTCCTTCAAGGATACGAACGTGTTACTTTTCGCCATGCTCCGCGACCTTGCTGGCTATAGGCCGACGAAGGCGACCGTTATCCAGCTTGCCGTAAGCCTTTCTTCGTCTTGGTACGGAGAGCCTAAACCTAAAGACTGGTGCTTTGCAAATTGCGGGCTGGTCTCTACAGAATGGATTCCTATTTCGGCATGAATACACGATACGACCTTATAAATGCCTTCATCAAGGCGCGAAAATACAAGAGCTTCCTTGAAGTCGGGACAGCCGGAGGCGAGACTTTCCGGGCGGTAAATTGCGAAAGAAAGGTTAGCGTAGACCCTTGCAAGGAAGCTAACGCCACCTTCCAAATGACATCGGACGAATTCTTCGCCACGAACAAGGAACGCTTCGACATCGTATTTGTCGACGGATTCCACGAATGGCACCAGGCGGAAAGGGACGTCCGCAACGCCTTGAAGGTCCTATCCGATTGCGGCGTGGTAATTATGCACGATTGCAAGCCGGACTCCGAAGCCTGCGCTCGACATCTTGACGTGTACGAAGAACCGAAGGGCGCGTGGTGCGGTGACGTTTGGAAGGCTTTCGTGAAGCTACGCGCGACGCTTCCGTTTTCTATCTATACATGGAATCACGACTGGGGCTGCGGCGTTATTGATACGGAATTTATCACGCTGGAAAACGAAAAGTCCTTGCCGGAGGACGTTGAAAACCTCACTTACAATGACTTTGTAGACCACCCGGAATGGATGGATTTTAAGGACGAGCCGCTAGGTATTGATTTGTAGTAAATCCCCGAAATAAGCCTTTAGCCAGCGGGCCACGTAGTAATGGCTGTCTAGCCAGTAACCGTTGTAATCCATCAGCTTTTCCTGGTGTTCCATGACCTCGTTCCAGCTTTCCTTTTGACAGAGGATGTCGAATCGTTCTTTTAGGATTTCGGCCGTGCAGTTTTTCGTGATTTTGGAAAGCGGGTGCGCTTCTTCGTATGGTCCGAAATTGAAGGACGAACCGAAAAGGACCGCCCCGATTGCCGTTGCTTCGAGAAGCTTCAAGTTACTTTTTGCCCGATTGAATACGTTATCCTGGAGCGGTGCCAAGTAAAAGTGGGGATGGATTGACGCGATGGTAGCCGGGAATTCAATCGTAGAGACGTTCTTGTGTACCGTTATCCTTTCCTTGTATTCCTGCAGGCAATCCGGCACGTTGAAAAGGTGCAAGTCGATTCGGTCGTTCGCTACGGCGTCCTTGAGCCACGGGAGCCACGGCCCCGCAAAGTCCCCGTCGTTGCCTTCCTTGAAGTGGGCGGTGGATCCTCCGTAAAGGACCTTTGGCTTTTTTAAATCGTTCCCTACCATGTGCCTTTCGGTATAGCCGAAGAAAAAGCGCGGGACGGCGTTCGGCAAAATCTTTACGTGCTTCCAGCCGAAGCGGTACTCCATGCAGCGCTTGAGCCATTCTGTAGTGACCGTCACCCCGTCAATGTCACCGAGACAGCGTTCCATGATGGCGCCTACAGGCTTCACGTCTATGCGGGTGATGTTGTAAGTCGGGATTGTCTGCTTACCGTCAAGGTCGAAGACAATATCGTCAAAGTCGGCGTAAATCTTGAATCCGAAGCGGTTACGCTTGCGCTTGTAGTGCTGGATAAAGGTTTCCTGGTTCTCCGTTGTCGGCCGGAAAATCACGATTGCGGCGGTGTACTTGAGGATGTAATCGTCGGTGATTTCGGCACGCGAGACTATAACCTCTACATCCCCGGAGCGGTCGGAGCGGAGCAAGGCGGCCATGGCGTCGCAGCGGTAGAAGGCGCAGGCGCTCTTGTCGGCCGGGTGCAGGATGATTACGTTCTTCTTGATTAACATTTGTCCTCCGAAAGGGAATTTTTTTTCATTT